CATGCTCAAGAAATAAACGCTAAAATTGCAAGTAAAGGCATAGATGACTCATCTATGTTACAAGATATACTTGGTTATTCTACTGTACAAGATGGTACTGAAGATCAAGTTATTGTAGTGCGTGATAGTACTGGCGCGCCAGTTCACTATGAATCAGCAAAAAACGCAAATGTACAATCTGTTATAGAAAAATTAGAGAAACAGTACCCACAAGATAGGTATTCTAGACCAACGCCAGTACCTAAAGAACAGTTTTTAGAACAAAGAGTACAAGCGTTTAACGAAGATTCTGCTACTCCAAGGCAAGGCCTATTAGAAGTAACTACTCCACAAGATACAGAACAAGAAGTCCAAACTCGTCCTATGATAGACGAAGACCTAACACCTGAAAATACCGAAGAAGATGTAGACTTTACTGATTTACAGTCAATGCAAACAGTTGAAGTTGACCCTGACGGTTTTGTTAGAGAGTCTTTACCTGATGTAGAACAAAATCGTCAAGATAGAGCAAATGTAAGCGAACAAGACAGGCAAGAAGCGTTACAGAAAAGAGAACCAATCCAAGAAAGACCAAAACAGTTAAAAGCTAACGGCGTTGAAGATTTTAATGTACGTCCAGAAGGTAAAACTCAACAGCAAATAACCGAAGCTACTAGAAGCGCTCAACAAACTAGAGATGATAGGTTTGAGACTATGATAGACCATTTAATGGAGTCATACGATTTAGAGCAAAACCCCCAAGGTGCTAAATTAGACGAGACAGATCAATCATCGCGAGACGCTTTTGAAGCTAGATTACGAGAAGGTTTAGGTGGATCTAATGGAGTATCCTATAGATTTCTTGCTAAGTTTGCGGGTTTAATTGCTAAAAACCCAGGCACTAGATTTTCACCTAGACTTGTACGCGATGACGCGGTTGGCATTGGGTCAGATGGTTTATGGAAAGTAGTAGTAGACTCTACAGATTCAGATGTAAACCAAATAACACGTACACAACGAGTAGTTAAAAATGCTATAAATTCTGCTAGAAATAAAATAGCTCTTAAAACACCTCCGATGTTTAGTATTGTCCCTAAAAATACCGAAATAGCGACCTCTAGGAAAGAATTACAAGACCTTAAAGAAGCAAACGTTGGATTACTTTCTCCAGAAGAACAACAACAATATCAAGAGGAAGTACAACAATCTCAAGACACTATAGAACGTTTCTACGATGAAAATCGTGGTACTCCAGCTAACATGCAGATTCTTATGCAAGAAGGTATACGTGTTGCTTTAGATGGAGAGTTTTCAGGCAGTATTTCTAGAGTTGCTGCTGGATATGCAACTCTTTTGTCTTTGTTAGATCAAGCTGGATTTGAGTTAGTTTTTATAGATGAAAATGATACTGTAACTCCTGCTATTACTGCAGAAATGACTAAACGTGGGCAACTCGAAGCAGGAGGTATATATGACACTTCTGTATACAAAACTGTTGCAAGTGCTTATGAAGGAACTCCAGGTCGTACTTTACGCCAAGCTTCAGCAACTTTTGAACCAGATCCAACAAAAGTTGAAAACATGTCTATAGAAACTCTTATAGAAAAAATAGAAAATATAGAAAGAACTTTTAAAAATTCTAATTTTGCTCTGCAAGATATTGTTCACGATTTTCCAACAGGTGTCGGCACCA